GTTTACTGTGCCACCACAAGCACCACCGACTCCACCGTCACCGCCACCGCCGCCCGCTATGCGTCCATTGTTAACGATGGTGACCGTGGCACCTTGAATTTTCATAGCATTACCGCCCCCGCCACCAGCGCCACCGGGTTGGGGTGAACATCCGGGTATACCACCGCCCGACCCACCAGCGCCCCCTTGCGCTACTATGTCTCCATTGTTTGTGAGAAGAACTGTACTACCGGACGGCAAGTCGATATCAAAAGCCACTGTGCCAGTACTGTTGGCGCGGATCGAAACGCCCGCGTTCACGGTAATTGCCACGTCAATTATGCTAGTGCCGTCGTATCCATGATTGTTAATGAGATCAGTTTTTAAATTATAATTGTTCGTAAAACTGCTAAACGTAATATTCGTAGTCCCGGCACCGGCACTAACCCCACCATGAACGATAGGTAAAAGGGACATTTTTACTGGAGAGCTTTCACCGTCAAAGATGAGAAGTTCGCACTCCCATTGGTCATGCGCGTAATGTATAGAAAAAAGTTATGCCCAGAGGTTGTCGTAAGATCGTCTCCGTCCACCTTGCTGTAGCTCGATGTTGTTAAAGTTCCGGCACTCGAATTGTTGGTCATCAACACAACACAAGTTCCATTCGTCGTAGGAACACCAAGAGTCACGGAACCCCCTAGAACAAACCGCTGGTAGTTAGAATCCGAAAATGAAGGCGTGAACGTCCCAGATGTCTTAGTGCCCGCGTTATGCACATCAGAAGTGAATCCCGCAGTTAAATTGTCACTTGTGTCTGCCTTTAAAATGTCCGCATCAGCCGCCTCGAAAGCCGTAGACGCTTGTGTAGCGGCAGTCCCAAGGCCAAGCGCGGTCCTCGCGCCAGCAGCCGTCGAAGCGCCCGTCCCGCCCTCCGAGATTTGTAAATCCTGCGTAAGTGCTAGAGAGGCAGCGGTCAGCGCCCCGACAGAAACAGCACCAGAAGCTGTGATGGTTGTGACATCGATGTCACCCATCTTAAGACTGCTGAGTATGTCCACCACATTAGCTGACGCACCCCCACCGTCTGTCGCAATCATAGCAGAGTCGCCACTCGGGATCGTGACCGTTGTTCCAGAACCTTGCTTAATTGTTATGGACTGACTTCCGGTTGTGGCATTCTCAATTACCCACACTTTGGAAACCGTGTTAGGGGCAAGCGTTACTTCGCGGGTAGCCGTAAGGCTTGCCGAAGATGTAATCTTAAGTGAGAAGGAACGGGCATCATCGAGCACACCATCTTGTAGTGTGATCGTTGCATTGGCATCTGATGACAGGTCTTCTGTTCCGCGACCAAACGCTTGGGCGATTGCCTCTAAGTTTACATTAGTTACATCGCCCCAAGTTCCCGACTTCTCGCCGGTCGCGATTTCTTCTAGTCGAAGATTGTTTACAAACGTCGAAGGCATGGCTTTTCCTTACTCACCGGTCACCGAGTCTTTATCCCAATCTTCAACCGGATCTACCTTGGGATGCTTGGCTTTGACGGCGCTTATGTGTTCGACATATTTGGTAGTGCCGTCTCGCATGTCGCGATAAATAGCGTCGAGTTGATCTTGGATTCTTCCGTAGTCTGCAATACGGTCATCAGTCATTTTCTTACGCTTGCCGGTGGGAGTCGCGTAGAACTCTTCTTCCGCTTTGGAAACAATGTCCGTAACGCTGTTGTCCTCTGGATCGAATTTCCACCCTTGCATGACATTGTCGTTATCGACTGTCTTCCACACCAGACTTGGATGAACTTCAAATTCATAATCGTCTTGCGAAACTTGAGCGACGATATTGGTTTCCGCGAATACAAGGATCTTTTTCATCACTTGTACTCCCAAACAATTACAATCCCACTTCGAGGATTTGGCATTGCACTATACCCGTTGTGAGATCCTCCACCACCCGCACCAAAAGCTCCGTTCGTGGCGTTCACAGGACTGCCCGGATTGTCAGCGGTGCCCGCCCCGCCGCCGCCGAAATAGCTAACGCCACCCATGTATGATCTGTACGGAGCATCGTTTGCTGGACCGCCGTCCGCCCCTCCCCCTTGAATATTAATATCTCCTCCGGTCCCTATTCCCCCAAGACCGCCATTCCCCGTTCCAGACGGCACCGCACCTCCCGTCGCGCTGCAATGACTGCCAAAGGATGAGGCATTACCAGCGGTCTGCCCGGTCGGCGCAGCACCCACTGTCACCGAAACAGAACTGATGCTGGTCACATCTATTGTTTTTTCTGAATACCCCCCGGCCCCGCAGCCCGGACCCCAGTTGCGGCCACCGCCGCCACTTGCTACGAGTTGGACGCGAATAAGCTTGATGCCACTTGGCTTCGTCCAAGTACCCGTCGAAGTAAACACTTGGGATGAAACGTAGCCCCCACCGCCAGCTTCTTTCCATGTGGAATCCCCCGCTAAAAACACGGTGCCGCTCGCCGTTCCAGAGCCAAGACGTGCTGTGGGCACTGTGTTTGTGGCCAATGCGGCAGCGTTTAAATTCGTAACGGCAGCGCCAGATATGGCTGGGAGTGCCCCAGTCAGATTAGCGGATGTTAGAGAAGTAAGCGCGGCACCCGACACCGCTGGCAACGCACCAGTCAAATTAGCAGAGGTTAACGTAGTGATTTGACTTCCGTTAATTGCTGGGTATCCAGTTCCATCCAACACAGGGATGTCGCCGTTCCCTGTCCCAGTGTCAGCCACCGCTGCCGTACCTAGACCGAGGTCACTTCTCGTCTGCCCAAGATTGGATGGGTTTAATCTAATGGTCATTGGCTAGGCTCCGTTGGCCATGTTGGATTAGCAGGGTCAGTTGTTGCTGGGAGGTCGCGAAGTGCGGTTCGATACGATTTCCACTCATCGTCGTTGCTTAGATTTACGTCGCGGCCTTGCGTCCAGTCGGATGCTGCGAGGCGACGGTTTCGCTCATAACGGAAGAGTGTTAATTCGCGCTCTTTGTTTTCTTCTTCGTCAGATTTTAGGAACGCCTCAAACGCCTCCACCTCTTCAGAGGTCATTTCAATTTCAACGCCGTTTACAATCTTTTTCATGTTAAGACTCCTTCAAACCAAGCAACCAGTATCGACCAATGCAGTGGGCTGATGAGGTTGGGAGGAGGTGAAGAGAAGAGTATTGGGTTGTGTCAGATTTAAATCCAGCTATGTTGTAAATGTAGTTGTTTCCGCTTACGATAGCGGCTTGCACAATGATTTGCGTCTGAATTGCGGCGCGTAAATTAAAAATATAAGTGACATTCGAGCCAAAGCTTCCCCCGAAACCTAATCGGAAAGCAGTGCCAACTGACGCATATCGTTCATCTACAAGTGCCGAAAAGTTGCTTGCTGTTAAGCTTGCCTTACCGGCGTCTTCAGAACAGCGATAGTTGCTTGTCGTTTCGTGACTACCCGTTCCGACGCCCAGTTTAAGTCCGGGGCCAGAAAACGGATTTGCGGACTGCATACATATTAATTTGAAAACGTGGTGGCTAGTTAACGATGTATAATTAATCGATGCGGTGCCACTGTTGCTTGTGATTTCGGTGAAATTTATTAATTCCCAAAGACCGCCCCCGCCAGCGGCAGCACTCGTCCAAGCAGACCCATTTGATGTAAGAACATTTCCATTGCTTCCCGGCGTTGGAAAACTTTGCAGTGCTGACGGCAGTCTCGCATCGGCCACACTGCCGGTTAAATTTCCGGCTGGAATGTTTGTCAAGTTTGCTGCACTTGAGACTGGCAAGGTCGCCGGTAATGCAGTCAGCGCGGCACCCGACACGGCTGGCAACGCGCCCGTAAGGTTTGCGCTCGTTAAGCTGGTCAACGCAGCACCCGATATCGCTGGTAGGGCACCTGTCAGTTGTGAGGCCGGTATCGTTCCCGTTGTTGTTAAGTTGTCATCACCAAGGCTAAGAGATCCAGATGAGGAGGTTATGCTTCCATCGCCGTCTAATGTAATCCCCATTATGAAGGCTCCTCCGGCCAGATTATATTGTTAAGATCAACAACTGACGGAAAGTCGCGAAGTTTTGTGCGGTAATCAGCCCACGCAGATTTTTGAGAATCATTCAACGGACTGTCACCCGCATTCGTCCAATCGGACTCTACCAGTCTAGCGTTACGCATCATCCGAACTTCATCCATTGTCAATTTTGGCTCGGTGTACTTAACGACAGCTTCGTCAACATACTTGTCTTGCGTTGTTGTATCCTCCGGAACGTCGATAAATTTTATGTCGGGATGCGCCTCAAATTTTGCATCAACAAATTCGAGTATTCTATTTCCATGAATGACAGCAAGTTTGGTCATTATTTGTACTCCTCGACCACAACAATTCCGCCGCCGCCCGAGCCGCCGCTGTGACCATTGTTAGAACCGTACTGACCACCACCGCCGCCAGCGCCGTCCAACCCCGAGTCTTCAACCTCATCAAACCCGGTTGGGTAGCCGCCAGTAGTTTGCCCGGAATGGCCCCAAAAGCTGCTTCCGCCCGGCGACCCACGATAGTAACTAGCCGAACTATTATTTGACTGCCCCAACGGAGGACCGCCTCGCAAATTTAGATCTCCACCAACTCCTGTACCGGGATAGGCAATACCAGTTGCCATAGTCCCTGTGGCAGCTTGCCCGCCTTGCCCGCCAGTTGCAGAACAATGACTGCCGAAACTTGACGTTCCACCAGTGTCGCCGGGATCAGATGCATTTGTTGAACTGTTAACAGCATCACCGCCCTTACCTAACGTCACAGTCACAGAACTAATTGAAGTTACGTCAATTACTTTAATTGCGGTTCCCCCACCCGCGCCGCCATATCCCGCGAAAGATGTGTTAAGAAGACTCCCGGCCCCTCCTCCACCGCCGGTACAATAAACCTTTATTGTCTTAATTCCTGCCGGTTTCGTCCACGTTGCGGTGTTCCCCGCATACGGAGGGGTTGCGTCTGTCACACGAAAGACTTGCATAGAAGCAAAGCCCCCACCGCCCGCTTCTTTCCATGTGGAATCACCAGCGAGAAAAACTGAACCGCTCGCCGTTCCAGATCCCAGACGTGCTGTCGGAACTGTGTTTGTGGCCAAGGCAGCGGCATTGAGGTCGGTAATCGCAGCCCCGTTGATTGCTGCTGCTGTTCCAGCGAGTGCAGCGGCGTTCAAGTTTGTGATCGCCGCCCCATTAATGGCCGCTGCTGTTCCAGTTAATGCGGCGGCATTTACATTAGTAACTTGGCTAGCGTTTATTGCGGGTAGTCCTACTGCATCAGCAGCAATGACGTTTCCTTCAGCGGTTCCTTTTGTGACGCCTAATGCAGCTTGTGTGGCAGCAAGGTCATCTGGGTTGAGCGTAATCGTTCCCATGTTAATTACCCACTACGTTGTACGTTGCATTTGCAGATACCGTCAAAGAAGATCCGGAAGGAATCGTGATAGGGCCAGCGGACATTGCGTTCTTATTACTCGGTATTACTATTGCCCCGGTAAGGGTGTTCGCGTTGTATCGGACGAACTCATCTTGTTGCGTGCCCGAGAGGCCGGGGCCACCGGCTTCGATTTTATCGAACACATCGATGACGTTTGCGCTAGCCCCACCACCGTCCGTCGCAACACAAACACATTTGCCGTTTGGTATTGTGACGTTGGTTCCGCTGCCTTGCGAAATCGTAATAGACTGACTTCCGGTCGTTGCGTTCTCTATAAACCAAACTTTAGAAACTGTGTTGGGTGCCAGTGTTACAGTTCGCGTAGCCGTCAGTGACGTTGACGTAATTTTTAAATAGAGCGCCCGCGCTCCATCAGCCGCACCGTCTGCTATTGTGATGGTAGTGTTCGCATCAGACGCAAGGTTTTCCGTTCCTTGACCCAGTGCATCCGCAATTAACTCAAGGTTGGTGTTGAGCGTGTTGCCCCATGTGTTTGTTTGCTCACCATTGGCAATTTCTTCTAGTCGAAGATTGTTAACAAATGTTGATGGCATGAAAAAAACCTACGCTGCTATATCGCCGCCGACGTTAATCGGCGTCCAAGTATTTGTGGTTGTTGTATCGATCAGACCCCACAAGAAAGGAGACTTTGCAAATCCAGTGGCGCTGACGCCGTCTACGACAATTTTCATGCCGAGACTGAAGCTTGGTGCTCCAACAGAACCCTGTGACGACACCTCGGTGACGGGTACACTTACCCCAGTTCCGAGCGCAATAGACGGCGCTCCGACTGCCCCAGTTGCCGAGACTCCGGTAACACTAACCGTGAACCCAAGCTTAACTGTTGGCGACCCCACTGCTCCGGTTGACGAGACTCCGGTAAGCGAAACGGTGATCCCAGCGCCTTGAGTTATCGCGGGAGATCCAACCGCTGTTGTAGATGAGACGCCGGTAACATTAACCCGCCGTCCAACTAACGTGTTAAAGACTCCGAGGGATGCTGCCGATTGGACACTCGGTGGAGTGAACGTCGAGAATATTACAAATCCCGGCGAGCCGAGCGCAGTGCTTGAGAGGAGACCGGTTATGTTATTAGCAACACCAGTTCCTTGAGTGATAGATGGCGCACCAACGGCACCCGTTGAAGACAAACCAGTTGGTGTTATAACACCCGTGCCGGTTTGAGTTGTGGAACCTAAACCGGTAGTGACAGCAAAACCGGAAACAATTACTTGCTGTATCTGAGAGCTAAACGAACCTTGGGAAAAAGATCCGCGACTAAAACCGGCAAAGGTTGGCATTAGTTAGGCCAAGCGAATGATCGCATTGCTCGCATCAGCAGTCGGGAAGCTAATTGTAAAATCCCCCGCAGACGAACTTTTGTCGGCTCCAAAATCTAAAATCGCGACAGACTTATTCGACGCCGACGAGTTGTAGATCATTGCGCCGCGTGCTGTGATCGTTGAACTAGCAAACGTCAGATCTGCGAAATCGCAGAACGCCGTCGTGCCACTTGTGGTGGGCGTCACAGCCGTAAGGTTAGCACCACCGGCTGTGTAGCCAGTTCCACTTGCCTCTCCACTTGAGGTGAAGGCTGTCGTTGCTGCCGTAAGGGAAGCGGAGTTGGTGTACAGAGCGAGCTTGAAAGT